CTGCTTCTCCCACAAGTCCCATTGTGGGTCGTGTCACCATTCCTCCAGAAGCGAATGGTTTTATTCCGTTAGAGACATAAGCACCTTCAGCAGCTTGTAACCCAAACGCCCCAAAGATTGCTTTCTTTAAAAACATACTTGCAAGTTGTTTAGCAACTCCAGCAAGAGATTCGCCAAGAGATTTAGTTCCATCTATCAAACCCATAATTGCCCCATGCAACCCATCAGCAATTGTTGTTTTTACTTGTAACAAAGTTTCTTCCCAATTCTTTGTATTCTCTTCTCTCTTCTTAGCGGCTGCTGATTCTGTTGCAGATAAATCTTCTGCCGCTTGCTTCATCTTTGCCGTCATTCCTACATACGCTCCTGTTAAGCGGTTAAACGTACCAACCCCTTCAACTTCGTAGGTTTCCCATTGGTTGCCTGTTGCATCTTCCCATGCCTTCATTTGATCTTGTCCTGCAACAACGTCTTTTATCCCTGTAATCTCTCCTTCTTTGCCTTCTATTTGTGATTTAAGTCTTGCCGCTAGTTTCTTTTCACCTCTTGAATCTCCTAATTTATCCAACTTCTTTTGCAACAATTCAATCTCAGTGCCTAATTCTCTTACTTTCCATTTAGCGTCTTCTGCTGATACTGACCCGTCTTGGATTCCTTTCTCAAATTTATCCATAGGACTATCAACACCTTTTATCTTGTCAACAAGCCATTTAATTGCTTTATAAAGACCCCAAACAGCAGCAGCAGCTAATAAGAATTTACCTGTCAAGGCAATAGCCGCCGTCGTAAGAACTCCTAAACCACCAGCCGCTACAATTCCAACTTTTAACGCGGCAAGACCAGCAGCCAATGTAACAATCGCTGGCGCAACGATTACAACAACACCTGCTAAGGCTGTTAAACCAATTACTATCTTTTGAACAAAAGGATCTAATTTTGCAAACCAGCCAACTAACGCTGTCATTGCTTTTATAACAGGTGTAACGGCTGGAAGCAGTTGTTTACCAACAGCAACAGAAAGATCTTCCATTGCATTTTGAAATTCTTTAAATCTTTGCAAAGCACTTTGAGAAACGATTGCTTCTACAGCTCCTCCTCCTTCTTCCTCAATTGTTTTTAACGCCCGAATAACAACATCTGAAGTTATTTTTCCTTGAGAACCAAGTTCTTTTAATCCTCCAACCGTTGTACCTAACTCATCAGCAATTGGTTTCAATAACGTAGGAACTTGTTCCGCCAAACTTCTAAATTCATCACCTTGCAACCTTCCAGAACCTAATGCCTGTGCTAACTGCCTAAAAGCTCCTGAAGCTTCCGCCGCAGAAACTCCAGCCGTTGTTGCTGCTGTATTAAAACCAAAGAAAGTTGTTTCAATGTCTTCCATCGAAACACCTAATGGTCTTAATCGGCCAATGATATTTGTAACACTGTCAGCCGCTTCAATATTTGACATTCCAAAGACTTTTGAAGCTCTTGAAGCTATCGCTTGCGCTTTTTCATATTCCCCATATTGCTCTGTTAATAACTTCATCCGAACTTCTAACGCTTGCGCTTTTCCCGCCGTTTGAACTGCGTTTTTAGCAAAGAAGCCTAACCCTGCTCCTGCAACTAAACTCCCAATATTTAAACCACCTATTGCACGTTTCAACTTCTCCATATCTGTCTGCACTTTTCGCCTTGTCTTCCTTACCTTGTTCCCAAATTTTGTCCAAGCGGTTTCGTTAATACGCTGAAGCTTGCTTACCGACTTTGCTAATTGTTCTGTCTTGACTTTTAACTTCGCGGCTGCGGCTGCGGCTGGCCCAGTTATAAAATCAAGTTTTACTGAAGCAACAGCCACTTTTTTCGTTCTTTTTTATTTATTCTAACGATACTTGGCCCGTTTCATCTCCGCAGCTTGTTCTTCGTTTAAAAGATCAAAATAAGCTGACCAAATATACAGCTCTTCTAGCGTTACTTTGTTTACTAATTCAGCCAGCGTATAACCCAATTCACGGGCAACACCTAACTGCAATCTTGTTAAGTCATTTTTCTTTAGTTCTTCTTTTATTTTTTTGGGTCTACTTCTTCTCCCTTGTCTTCGATAACGGCAAGCATTAATGCTTGCAAATCAGTATCTCTGACTTCGTTCTTTAACTCAGCAGTGTGACCAGCAGTAAAAAGCCTTTGACCATTTTCATCGGTAGCTTTCTGCACAAACAAACGCAAAGCGAAAGCGTTTAAATCATCTTTCGTTCCTTTCTGTGCATATTCTCTTTCTGCCATTGTTAAAGGTGTTGTCCAAAATTCAAAAATATCTCCGTTAGAAAGCGTTACTTCTTTTTTTGTAGAAGTTAAATTTGCGGCCTTTTTTAAGCGCTCTAAAGGACTAAGAGACTTTGCTTTTGGTGCTGCCATTTCGAAGAGTTGGGGTTGTATGTACAAATCTAGACAATAAAAAACCCCTTAGCAATAGACCAAGGGGTGAAATAACACTATTAAGAAGTAGAACTTAAGTCAAAGACTGGTGAACCTGTTGGCCTAAATGCAATCTCAACCATTTGTGCATCATCTGGGTTGATGCTCCAACTTGCAGAAAGTAAAGCAGCATCCATTGAGATGCTTCTACTTAATGCTTCAGTTGATTGCTTATCTGTGTAAAGCCTAAATGCAGCTCCTACTTGCTGACGTTGTAGAACATCTTCTACAAGTCTATTAGATAAAGCAGCATCCTCGTCTGTGACATAAACACTTGCACTACCTGAGCCATCAGCAAAACCAGGAATATACGCTTTGAATGGTGCTGTTTGTCCTACTGTTTGACCAATAGTTGTTACGTCAATTTCTGCTCTTGTTACTTCAAAAGACCAAGATTGAACTTGTCCAATGGCTGCGTAATCGTTGTAATAAACCTCAAATTCATTAGGAGCTGCTGCTGTTCCAACATCAGTTAGGTTTACATCAGAGCCGCCATTAGTAGCAGAAACCTTCAAAGCTCCAGTACTTGCGGTATAAGCACTAACGTAATAAGTCGTTCCAGCAGTTAATCCAGCAGGTAAAGTTCCTGTTCCTGACCCTCCAGAAGAAGAATCAACAACCTGAAATTTAACTGGATCTCCTACTTTTAGATTTAAGTAAGATTGAACAACCATAGTTTCTGTACCTATGGTGACATCAGAGGGGCTGAAGGTTCCTGTAGTACCAGCAGGTTTGTAGTACAAGGCTCCAGACGTACCTGATAAAACAGTGACAGCCATTGGATTAAATTAGTCTAAGTATGCATCAAATGTAGCTGAGAATTGCGTTTGAAAGAACGCTTCTTGCTCTGCTGGTTGTATTGTAGCTAATCCTGAACATGGTTCAAAAATAAGACTACTAAACTTAGCCCTGTCAAATTTATCTTTTACTCTTTCTCCTATGGTGTAATTCGCTCCAGCTCCTACTCCAATAGGTGTAAAGATATCAATTGTTATAGTTCCTGTTTGTCTATTAAATGATTTACCCGTAGCAGGTGCTTCTAATGTTGCATAATTATTTGCACCGAAAAGAAGATAAACAGCAATCCAAGGTGTGTTATTAGGTGGAGTAAATGGAGCGTTTTGGTAACTAACAGGATAAGCAGGACTTAATGCCATCTCTGTTGCAATGCGGCCTTCTATAGCTGCTCTAACATCGTTAAAAGTGCTGCTCATTTAATCCTCCCATCTAAAAGATTGAACTTTATCTTTAACCTGCTTTTCTACACTATGGAACCAACCTTTTTGAACTTGGTTCTCTCTACTTCTGAATTTATTTCCCCATGATGGTGGGAAATTAGTTCCTAAAACGTTTGGTTCCGCATAAGGCAAGTTATTAAAAATTGAATACGTTGGTCCTAGTTTTTCTCTTTGATAATTAGCCCTTCGAGGTCTTCCTGATCCTCCTCCAGACTTAGAAACTTGTGATAAAGGAATTGGTTTTGATTTGTCATAACTTCCTTTGCTAATAATTTTTCCTTGATCTGTATTTTCTCCAATCTGCCAGTTAGCGCGTAATCTTCCAGTATCAACTGGTGTTCCTTGCTTCAACAAACTCTCTGTCCACGGCACAACCCTCTTAACAATATCGTTTAAGACTTCTTCAGGAAGATCAACCATCTCTTGTAATGAAATTTTCTTTGTCATGCCCTCAATACCAAATCGTAGCTAATAGCAGTATTAGCTAATTCCGTGGTCTCGACCTGAATAATTTGATAAACGATAGAAGAGATAACAACACGATCTGAAGCCGTTGGAGTGTAATCCAAGTCTTCCGCCGCAATCGTTAACCTTTTATCGTTTGCCTTGATCAATCCTTTTACTTCTCTTGCCGCGACATTTCCAACAACACCTTTAACCGTTGTATCAGCAGTTGTCTCACCAACAGCTCCAGTAGTTGTGTTGTAAGCAGCAGCCGTTACTTTGCGAATAATGACGCTGCCACCTGTAGCCTTAAAAGCTTTACTAACGCCTTTCCTTAAGCCTTTTGGTTTAACTGCCATTACAAGCGATAAGCAACAACTTGACCGCTTGCCAATGTGATACTTGTAATTATCATCCCCTCGATTTCTGTCCCTGCGTTCATTGTGATTCCGTTAATTGTTGATGATCCGTTCTCTGTAAGATCACTTGAAACAAAAGTACAAGAAGCATCTGCTAACGCATGAACTTTTCCAAAACGTCCTGTATGGGTGTTTTGATCTGTGATGATTGTTGCTGCTGGATAAATCATGGTTAGCTGCGTTTTACTGCAATGTTACTAGGTCCACTTATTCTAATACCCCTGAAGTAGCGTTCAAACATAGGTGGAACAGCATTGAACCCTACAGCTCCAAATCTGTATGGAGTAATCGAAATGCTTCCAACATTTAATGTGCTATAGGATTCTAAGCCTGTTAAATCTAAAGCATCTTTATTGTTATTCAAATAAGCAGCTAATACCGCCTGTGCTTTCTTTACTTGATCTGGTATTTCTGTATCAGTGAAATAATCCTCAGTAATTGTAAAAGGAAAGCCCAAATTGTAATTATTAATATAAGTATCAGGTTTTCTTACCCCAGTTCTAGGCCATTGCATTGCTTGAGTATCTGTTGCCCTAGCACCTAAAAATCTTTCACGGTCAATCCGTTGCGCTGCACTATAAAGAGCGCGGTTTCTGTAATCGTCACTTGTTGAACCAGCTTCCCACGCAACAACATCATCCGTAGCAACTAAACCTTCAATCAGTTCATTTGCTTCTGTTAATGAGATGTAGCTATTTGCGTTCGCTGCTCCCGCCGTGTGATGAATTGTTATTGCCATCAGTGGTTACTTTAGATTTGCGCTTGCGTTTTGGTTTGGGCTTCTCAATAACAGAAGTTGAGGCCGCTACTTCTGCAGCAGCCTCGCGTTCTCTTAGTCGCCTAAAAGCGAACAAGCCCATTAGCTTGCTGCACTCTTGATAACAGCATAATTAAGCACAATCGCTTGGCTTAATGAGCCACCAGACAAGTTGCCAACTGTGACCTTAAAAGATCCAGCCGCAACTGCTGAAACAACCAGCCAATACGCGCCAGCAGTACCAGCAGAACCATGATTAACGACAATAACGTCAGTTGCAGCAACTTTGTCATTGTTTACCTGAAAGGTAACTTCTGCACCATCAGCTAGTGCAGCGTTGTTCATAGTGATCTGACCGCCTTGCGTGTTAAGCGTTACAGCAGTCGATTTGTTTGTGGCTTGTGTTACGGCTCCACCGGAAACGTAACCAATCGCCTTGCCGCCTACGGCTTCAAAAACGGATGTCATTTGTTAATACCCCTTAGTCGTAGTTAGAAACTACGGTAGCGCGAGCTATACCGAGGTTCTTGTTTTCATACACGGCTGACCAGTTTGCAACAGTACCTAACTGAGCAACAGTTGGGTTTGTTGTTGTAACAGCCCACTTACTACCAACTGGGTGATAGCAATAATGAGCGTCGTAACTGATCGCGTCGGATTTGGCAAGAATATCGCGATCTTGCTCGATGTCTAACGCTTGCATTTCGCCACTACCTACAGCACCAGGCTGGAAGAAGTACGCTGCATACTCTTGAGTTGCGCCTGAGCCAGTTTTGGTTACATCATCTGAAACCAATACATTTAAGCCGCAGAAGGTAGGAACTTTATCGTCTCCACCATAAGCATTAGCCATTGATCCGCCTGACTGAGTTGTGGTTGTACCACGAGCATCAGCAGTAGAAACGTAATCAATTAACTTACGCTCAACCAAGTCGTAATAAGTGTTGCTATGTATTGCAACAGCAGTCAACTTGTCACCTTGCTCACCAAATTTTGCTCTGGCAGCAGCAACAGTTCTTGGACTTAAAACAGTTGGTGAATCTCCACTTTCTGAATCAACGCACATTGAGAAAAATGCGCTATTTGAATCGTTAGCGTTAAGAGATCCAAAGCAACCTTCTAAACCAGCAAGAAGATCTTTTTGCTTTTGGTTGGCAATATAAGCAGCAAGCTTATTACCAATAGCAGCCATAGCATCAGAACCCGCAGCGATTGATGCAAGATCTCTTGCCTCAAATGCGCGACCTCTATGTAATTGAACAGCTATTTGCTTTCCTGTTGAAATCTTGCCAGGTGTTAATGAAGTGCTATCAGTTAGAACTTCTTGATCACCAGCTAAGTTTGCACCCCAAAAAGGTACATTTATGAAGTCACCTTCTCCAGCGTTTAGTTCCGCCAATGGCTGCACAACACCAGACTGCAAGAAGCGGTCTAGATTTGTGGTCGCTTGAACGACATAAGGAACAAAAACCTCTGGGATGATGACATCACTCCGACGAGTGGGAGCCATTTAAGAATCCAGATAAATTTTGCAGTTTGGGCGTAACCCTTACTCTCCCTATTCGGCGTAACCTATTGGAGGAGTCATTGCTATATATATTAGCGGCTTTCGGCCATTTCCCTATACTTTCTCCAAACTTCTGCGCCTTGTTGTCTATAAATCCTTGTCTGTTCGTCCATATTTTGTGTTTCAGGTAAGAAATATTTCAAGTCACCTTCTGAGATTTTGCTACCCGAAACAGTCCCGCCACCAACTGCTCCACTACCTCTAGCAATAGGCTTTTTAACAACCCATTTTGTTCTATCGTTTGCAGCAAGTTTCTTTTGAACGGCTTCTTCTATTGTCATCCGACTAAATTCATCAACATATACAACAGAACCATCTTCTCCTACTTCAAATTTATCTTTACCTAATTTCTCCAACGCATAATCTGTATCATGCACCGCATTAGATAAAGCAGCCATAGCAGGTGAGATCAATTCAAGATCACGAATCTTCGCCTCAAGCTTTTTGATCTTGTCGTCTTTATCTTTTACAGCATCACGGAATTGGCCCTCCCTTGATTCCAATGCTTTTGAATAATCACCTTTGGCCTCTAACTCTTTCTGCTCTGCCTTTTGTTTAAAATCAAGTAATTCTTGATAATCAGCAGGAACATCAGGCGTTTCTTTTTTCTTTAATTTGCCTATCAGTTCAAA